ACTCGACCGCGACGTCGGAGGCCTCGATCATTTCGAGCGCGTAGCTCTTGTCAAGGCCGATCATTGTGCCCTTGGGCACGGCGGAGGACTTGATGAGCTTTGCGCCGAGCGGATTGCCCGGCTCGCCTGTGCCGGTAAAGTTGAGACCCGTCAGCGGGTTCTGGAACTCGGGGCACTGCAAAATCTGCAGCATGAGATCCGGGCTCACAAGCATCGTGTTGAGCGCGTAGGGGTCGAACTGGCTCCAGAATTCGAGCAGCTGCTGGTAGCTGAGCTTGCCGGCGGTGCCCGTCATCGGCGCGGCACCCACCTTGAAGGCGGCAGCCTTGTTGTCGTTGCCGTCGCCGTTCATCAAAACGTCGACGGCGTCCTCAAGGTGCATGCGCATGATCTGGCTGCCGATCTGTCTGAGCATAACGGAGAACAGGTCGAGCTTCTGAAAGCGCACGGCCTCGTAGGAGGCGACGAGCATTCTGCCGCGCTTGTGGAGCTTTACGAGGTTTTCGCGGACCTTGACCTCGGTCTGCGGAATGGCCGCACCCTCCTCGACGCGGCGCAGGCTCTTGTCGTCCTCGGTCGGGACGGAATAGATGCTGCGGTAGTCCATGCCGTCGAACTTCGTAACCGTTGCGGTGATGGACGGCAGGATGTTCTCCTCCTCCATCCCCTGGCGAACGCTGCGCGCAACGAATTCCGGGAACAGCACGGCGCTCTCGGTCGTGTGGAAAAACTTTTCGACCATGTCGCTGCCCGCGCCGCGGACCTTGATGTCGAAGCGCTTGAGCTGTCTCTGGTAGGCGTCGAGTCCCTCAAGTGCCGTGGCTCTGTACTCCTCGCTGGGGTCGAAGCTCTCAAGGACCTGCGTGAAGTTCTTGCCGGTTTCGCCGTACATGCCCTTGTCGAGCTTGATTTCGTTGAATTTATTGCTCATAATTATCCTTTCCCTCTACTTTCTCAAAGAATGAAGCCGACGATCTTGTTGGTAATGTCGACGTCGACGATCAGAAATTCGCCGCCTGCGTCGACGGTCTTGACGCCGCCCGCAGCATCGGCAGCGAGCTTGCCGAAGCCGACCGCCGGTGCCGCGCCCGAGTACGTCATCTCGACGTAGCCCTTCGTCTGCACGGCGGCAAACTCGCTGTCGCCCGCCACGGCAACGCCGAAGAAGCGCTCGCCGTCAATGCACTTTGCCGCCTCGCAGGCGGCGCTCATCTTGACCGGCGCGCCCGCCGTCGCCTGTGCTGCCTTGTTGTTGTAAAACGTGACGATGTTCTCGCCGATCCCCTCAAAACTGACCTTCAAAAGAAATTCCTCCTCAAAATATTCTCAGCGGCCCCGCCGCTGTCAGACGATGTATTCGGCCCCGTCGAATTTGACGGCGGCGTTCCGGCCCTTGAGCTGTGTGCGCGGCGGGAATTTTCCCTCCAGCTGCTCCTCGAACGCGCTTTTGAGACTGGCGAGCTCCGCCGCCCCCATGCGCGCCGCGCTCTTTTCCAGTCCCGCGTAGAGCTTCGGGTCGCACAGCAGTCCGAGCCGCAGCACCTCGCGGCGCAGCTGCCCCTGATATTCTCTTCCCAGGACAGCTTCTGCCTCCAAAGTATCCATTTCCGCGAGCATCCTCGCATCGCCGCACTTTCGCACGAGCTCCGCGAGCGTTGCCGCCTCGCCAAAGCCCTTGACGACCCCCGCGCCTCTCTGCGCGGGGACCGCCACGAACGAAAATTCATACGCGTCGTCGCAGCTCGCAAGCTCCCTGTAGCAGAGCTTACCGTCGTACTCCCTGCCCGGCACATGCGAGCAGCCGCCCGCGCCGGCGGGAAGACCGCAAATCGAGCACAAGCGCTCGGAAACGCTGCACCCGACGCTCGTCTCCTTCTTGATGCCCGCGTCGATCTCCTCGATGAGCGCCGCGTTTTTTTCGCTGCGCAGCATGTAAGCCCAGCCCTTCAAAACCGCGTAGTCCTCGCCGACGGCGTTTTTCACGCCCGCCACCTGCTCGACGCTTGTGCGGTAGATGCGCGCGGTCTGGTTTCCGGCCTTCCACTCGTGGTCGAAGATGCCGGTGCGTCCGACGAACAGCTCCGCAAGCTCGTCCAGCGCGTCGACGGAAAACTTCTCAAAGTCCCTGTCGATCTCGTTGTCACAGAGCACCACGGAAAAGGTGTAGACCTGCTCCGCCGTCAGCTCAGTCTTCGCAAAGGCGTTGACCGCCGCAAGCTCCGCCTCGATCTGTGCGGTTTTTGCACCGTCCGCGCCCGCCTTGTAGATTTTCAAGCTTCTTCCTCCTCGTCCCCGGAAGTTTTCTCGCCCTCGTCTTTTTTCGGTGTCTGTCCTTCCGGGACATTTTCTTTCGGTTTGTTCTCCGCTTTCGCGACATTTTTCGCCTGTGCGGCGTACAGTGCCGCCTTGGACTGTTCCACGGCGTCCTGCAGATTGATCGGTTCCCATTCGACCTCAAAGTCGCAGGCATACCCGTGCATTCGCAGCCACAGCGAGCAGATCTGCTCGACGACAGGCGTGAGCGTGCGGCGAATCGCCCCCAGCTCGCTGGTCATCAAATCGGCCTGCTGGGCCGACATGCGCTCGGTAGAGGACCAGTTGAGTCCCAGCATAAACGGCGGGATTCCCGTTCTTGAGACCAGCTGCTCCAAAATTTCGCGCACCGGCACCTCGCTGTCGAGCACCTGTCCGTCCGCGCCGATAACGCGGATGTCGACGTCCCCGACCGCGACGAAATCGCGCACGCTGCCGTTTTTCCCGCTCTGCATGGCGCTCGACCATTCGCGCGCGATCATCTGCGAGCGCTCCTGTGCGTAAGCCTTGTCGAGGATATCGCCCTGCGGCTTGTAAACCACGGCGTAGCGCACGTTTCCGGCCCGCTCCCAGTTGACGCCGATCGTGTTGTAGATTTTCAGCAAAATCTCCGCCAGAAACGGCATACTGCGAAAAATGGACACCCCGTATGGCGCGTCGCTCTCCGGGTTGAGCGGCGTGAACAGAATGAGCTCCTGATACGGCAGCGGCTGAAACATCCCCGTCTCGTCGCGCCCGCAGATCTCAAAGTCCAGCGCCGACGCGCCCTCGTGCAGCTCCACGTCGCAGACGTTGCCGCACAGCAGCGCGGCGATCTCGCGGTTCCCGTCGGTGACGATCTCGCCGACGGCGCGCCCGCAGGTCAGCAGCGAGTCGAGATAGCAGTCAAGAAACGCGTCGATCCCCTTCTGCGAGCGCCCGACGTCGACGTTCCTGAGAAAATCCGCCAGCTCCTTTTCGGCTCTCCCGTCCTGGCACTTCACCTCGAACCCGCCGGTGAGCCGAATGGTCTTCATCACCGCCGCGTCAAGCACCGGAATGGCCTCGCGGATCGCGCGGTAGAGCCGCACATCGCCGCCCCCGAGCGGCACATAGCTGTCGAGCATCCCGAACGGATGCCGGTCGGCGGCCCTGATCTGCGTCGTCACGACGCCCCGCCTCTCCTTTTTCTTCTGAAAAAACTTCATTTTTCTTCCCCTCGAATCATTCACTCGAACATTGCGTCGCGCTCGGCGAAGGTCGCGGCAAAGACCTCCTCGCGGCGCGGCGCGGCGACGCTGGCCGCAAAATAGCGGATGTCGTCCATCGCGTGGTCGTTGAGCTTGATGGGCGCGTCCCGGTCCTCTCGCTTTTCGTCCCACGAATAGAGCGAGAACTCCCGGATCGCGTCCCCGCACGCCGGGCAGATCACAAGCCGTCCGGCCTTGAGCAGGTCCGCCGTCAGCCGGATGCCGCTCAAAACGTCGTTGTCGGCCTTCAAGACCGGCAGCCCCTCCCGCCGCAGCGCCTCGATGAAGCTCGCCGCCGACGGGTCGACGACGACCGCCCGCACGGGCCTGCCGCCGATGAGTGTCTTGAGCTCCCGCACATACTCGGCGTCCGTCTTCTGAAACCCCACCTCGCGCGAATTATAGTAGTATTCGCGCAGCCGGTACCAGACCTCTCCGCGCCGCCCCCAGAGCCCGAAGCTCGAAGGGTTCGCGGTCCCGTAGTCGCAGGACACGGCGTACTCCTCCAGCTCCCCGTCCGGTGCCTCGCGCACATAGCTCTCGTCGAAGAAGTCGTACACGCGCCCGGTCGAAGCGACCCATTCGCCCAGCACGAAGCGCCGGTAAAACACGCCCGAGTACATCTTCCGGTATCGTGCGATGATTTTCCGCGACAGCGCCGGATTGTCCTCCAGAGAGAAATGTATATAAACTGCTCTCCTCTCCGTCGACTTTTTGACCCATTCCTGATAGAACCAGTGGCTCGGTCCCTCCGGGTTGCAGTTGAACCAGAGCTTGCTGCCGTTCACGCTGCACCTTGCGCACGCCTGCTCGACGAAGCTCTTGGGCATCAGCGCGACCTCGTCGAGCAGCACCCCCGCGAAGGTCGCGCCCTGAATGAGCGCCTGCGAGGACTCGTCCCGTCCGCCGAACAGATAAAAGGTGTTGCACCGCCCGCCGAACGACAGCGTGAACAGGTTTTTGGAAACCTTCTCGTCCACGCCGAACCCGAGGTCCCGCATGACCGGCAGCAGCACGGAGACGACGTTTCGCCGCAGCGAGGCGATGGTCTTGCCGCACAGCCCGAATTGCCGCCCGTCGAAGCGCCGCGTCGCCCAGCACAGAAACGAGATGCCCATACACAGCGTCTTGCCGCTTCGGACGGCCCCGTCGCAGATCACAGCGTCCCAGTCCCGCCAGGGCGACGAATCGCTCCACCAGGTCAGCGCGAGGGTCTGTTTTTCGCTGAAAGCCTCAAACTTCATTCCTCACCCTCGCGCAGCTTTGACGCCGCCTTGTCCATCGCGAGGAAAAAGCTCTCGGCCTCCCCGTTCTGCGCCGCAGCGGCCGGCGGCGCGGCAATCTGTGCCAGCAGCTCCAGCAGCGCGATGCGATTGAGCAGCTTGACCTCGACGGCCCCGTTCGCGCTGCGCTTGATCTCCGAAACCATACTCAAATTCAGATTTCCGATTTCCTCAAGCTGCTCCGGCTGTTCCGGGTCGAGGAACGCGAGCTTCACCGCGTCGTTCGCCTTGCCGAAGGCCAGCTCCGTGATCCTGTCCACGACGCCCTCGTCCTTTTTTTTACGCAATCGGCTCCCCCCTTCTATCCCTGTGCCGCAGACACCCCGTTTTTGTACGTTTGCGTGCAAAAGAAAAACCGCCCGAAAAAATTTTTTTCCGCGAAAGCTTCCCAATGGTAGCATTCTCGCTCTGCGAAACATGTCAAAAGTGGTCGTCCTTCCAAAAAAAGTGTTGAATTTGCTCGAAAAGACAAGAAAAAGTGCGAAATTTGTCCGGTTTATTTTTCCATTTTGTTATAATTGTCAGTACAAATGCCGAAAAAAGAAGCGCCGGCAGCCAAAAAGCGGCTGTCCGGCGCAGAAATACATATTAACGATGTACTGTTTCCCGTTTCAGGCGTGAAAAAAGCCGACGCGAATATCGCGCCGGCCCAAGCCCGCCATTGCCGTGGGAACCTTATTTTAACCTGCACGACACATGCAGGTGGGTCGCCTCTCTCCTGTTTCTCCGCTTCCAACGTCCAGGCACGGTCAAAGCCGCCCCGGGAGGCCTGCGATTCGCCGGAGAATATGGCATCCCTTATAAAAGATGTGGGTTTTATAAAGTCCCTCACGCACACAGCAGGTTTTGTACCGCTGTGTCCGGACATCCTGTCCGTACCTGCATTATACACCTATGCAGGTAAAAAGCAAAGAGAATTTCTGTCTCATCAGGAACAATCTACTCCTCGTCCTCGTCAAAGAGAACAGCGGCGAACTGCTCGTAAACCTCCTGCAGCTCGTCGGGGTCGTCGACGGAGCCGAGGATCTCCTCGCCGTTTTCCTCAATGACCTTGAGGATGATGATGCCGTAATCGGG